TTAGAACACGAGCGGCGGCGAGAGCGCATAAGTGCCCTGCTGGCGAACAAGGAACTTCCCGCCCGGAGCCGCCGAACGCAGCGAGCCGATTCGCGCGGCGTCGATCGCAAGTTCCGGCACGGCACTTGTCCACCGCCCCAGGACAGTCCCGCCGTCCCGGAACGTCACCTCATAAGCTTCGGCCTGCTCGTTGAGCGGAGTCTCGGCGCCGTCCCGCCAGACCCATGCCCCGCGTGCCCGTCGCGTCCAGGTCAGCACCACCCCCGCCGCACTTTCCGCGATGCGCGGGTGAACCGGGGCCAACGGCCGCAGGGTCGATCCTTCCCCGACGATCGGTGACATCACCGGATGCGCATCGGCAAGGCCGACCGCAGCAATCACGGTTCCCGGCGCGTCTCCCACCGCGGTCGCGTCGAGCAGCTTCGCCTGGCCGTCGAGCAGGGCGAAAGCTTCGCCGGCGATGTGCCCGAACATCTGCTGCTCGGTTCCACCCCGCCCACGCAGCAGGCCGTCAAGCCGCCAGACGCCCCCGCCCTGCGGCATCGCGCGGGCAAACTGGATAATCTCCGTACCCACCAGCGCCCGGTTGGCCCCCATCGCCAATTGCCGGACAGTGGCCGCGTCCAATCCCATCCCGGGGTCGATCAGCGCTATGGTCACATGACCGGCACGATCGATGCCGAAGGGCGAGCCGGCCGCCAGGACATCGAGCGTCGTCCCGATGATGCTGCGCTGCCTGCCGCTTGCACCGAGCGGTACCAGCCGTCCGTCTCCCGCATCGCGGCTCAGTTCCGCCCCGCTCCACCCGGCGCTGGCCGACGAGACCGCCGCGAAGACCTGGCGGGCATCGCCTCCGCCACTCCCGTCCCAGGGCAGTTCGAACGCCACCAGCGCGCTCTGCCCGGGAGCGAGGTCGGGCGCCCGGTTGGCCCGCCCCGGATTGGCAATGCCATTCGGAAATGCCAGCGGCGCCACCCGCTCGAGCGACAGCTCGATTCCGGTGTCCCGCCATTCCCAGCTCAATGTCCGCCAGACCCCCGCCTGCCCCGGCGCCACCACCAGCGACCCGGGCGCAATCGCCGGGTCCAGTTCGGTCGTCCGCCACTGCAGGCTTTCACGGCTCCAGTTGTTATTGCTCGCTGCCCCGGCGATCAGGCGCAGGGCATCGGCGGCGCTGAACGCCGCGGGAATTTCGACCGTTCGCGGCTGGCCCGGCAAGGCCCGCCCACCCGCCCGCTGCAGCCCGGACTGAAAGTCGCGTTCCGGATCGTAGTAACGCAACGCGCGGGGAGGGGCCTCGCTCGCTGCCCCGCGGTGGCGAACGAAGCCGGCATTGCGGCCGAAGTCCCCCTGCCCGAAAGCGGCCGCGGCCTCGCCCATCATCAGCGGATGATCCTGTGCGTTTTCCGGCGTGATCGAAAGCCGCATGCCCGAGCCGTCGCACGAAAGCGGGTAGATCGGCGCCAGCGTTGCCAGCAGGTCGGCCGGCGATCCCCCCAGCGAAAGCCCGATCATGCCGTCGAACGTCATGCCGGCATCGACATCGTCGACGACGCCGTCCAGAACCTGCGCCAGCGTAATCGCCGTGTCCCCGCCCAGCACCTCGAAGTTCAGCGTCGGGATGCGATTTCCGAAATCCGCCAGCTGCAGGTCCTCGAAGACGACGTATGCCGTGCCCCGCCATGCCGGACACAGCCCGGCGCCTTCCGCCGCGGCAATCAACGGGTCGATCGCCTGATCGCCGGTGCCCGGGTACATCCGCATGCTGCCGCCTACCTTGAGCATGCCATCGTCGCCGCGTAACAGGTTCCCGTCTGCCCAGACCCGGCCGACATCCGCGATCGCGCGACTGCCGAGAGCCACGGCGAACGAACAGGAATAAGTGTAGCTCGTCACCGAAGGCTGGCCCTTACCCCCGCCATCGCTCTGCGAATGCTCGACAAGATCGGTCGCCCAGATCACTGTGCCGGGCACGCGCAGCCGCCCGAAATGCCGCGGCAGGGGATCGCCGTAGCTCGATGTCGTCACCGCCAGCTGGCCGAGCCGCGGTCCCTCGCGGCTGCCGCCGCCCGATAGCGCCATGTCCAGCGCCCCACCGGCCAATGCCCCCGCAGCCGCGAAAATCGGCCCACCCAGCACCGATCCAAGTGCGGTAAAGATCAAGGTCGCCATTTCAGGCCTCCCTCCCGTCGCCGGCGGTTGCGCCGGGTCGCCAGTGCCCGGCGAGGCGCCACTCGTCCGGAATCCGCGCCCTCACCACCCGCCTCAGCCCGGCATGGGCGTGCACGAACTCGCCATCGCCCACCGCAATGGCGATGTGGCCCTGGCCCGCACCCAGCGCGAACAGCGCCACATCGCCCGCGCGGAATGCTTCGCTCACCGCGATGAATCCATTCATGCGCGCCCAGTCGCCGACGATCGCCAGGTCCCGCATCCGCAACTCGTAGTCGGCCGGCACCGGCACATCGAAGCCCGCCCGGACCATCGCGCAGGCAAACACGCCGATGCAGTCCAGCCCCGTGGCCGGATCGCGCCCCCGCAGCCGGAACCGCGATCCCACCAGCCCGATCGCCGCTGCCGCCAGCGCCCGGCCTCCCCCGATGTCGCCTGGCGTGTTCCACCCGCTCACTTGCCGACCCCATAGCGGGCCAGCAGGTCGTTGCCGGGCACGAACGGCTCCCCCTGGAAGTTGATGGCATTGCCGAATCGCGTAGCACAGGTGGCTAATGTGCGGTCACACCCTTCGCGAACTTCGACCGGCGTCCCTGCCGGAATGTCGATATCGAGCGGCATGTCGAGCAGCAGCCGGGCGCGCCCAGCGGAAACGATCCCGGCCGCGAGACCCGCATAAGGCCCGCCAAGCCAGCGCAGCACCCCCCCGCGCAAGGTATCTGCAACGGCGTCCACGGTCAGATCCACCCCGGCCGCCCCCGCCGCGTGCGCGGCGACGCGCCCCTCGTGCGTGAACCGCGCAGCCGAAAGATTGCACCCAGGCCCGCAGAATTCCGCCCGGCACGATGGGCTCACCCGCGGCACCGGATCGCGCTGCAACTCCACCTTGCGCGATTGCAGCTGGGCGCTGAACGCTCCCGCTTCCTCGCTGACCGTACCGATCGTGCCGCGATAGAGCGTGGTGCGTTCGAGCGTTTCCCAGTCCACCAGGCCGATCGCCACTCGCGCGCCGTCGAACCGGCCGGCAGTCAGGTCGCCGGCGGCAATCGCCCCGTGGGTAATGGCGCCGGTCACCTCGGCGCTGTCCGGTTGCAGGTCGGCGGAACGCCGGATTGCCGATGGCACCATCCCCGGCGCCGCCTGGTGGGTGATCCCGTCGAACCACAGATCGGCGTCATGTGTGGTAAACCCCAGCGCCACCCCGTCACGCCGATGGATGCGCCACCAGGTTGCCACCGTTTCCAGTGGCTGCGAGAACCAGACCCGGCTCACGGGGCCTCCCGGATTTCGATCACCGGCACGCTCGGCACTTCGCCCACGGCAAACCCGTGGCCGGAAATCTCCAGCTTGTCCTCGGCAAAGCGCACCGGCACATCGAACAGGAATCCGGCACGCACCTCCACGCCGGCCTTGGGCGGGTCTATGAAGCTGACCACGCCGCCATCCTCCAGCGACCATCCGGCCAGGGCCTCGGCCGACCCAAGCGCGATCCGTACCGTCTCTGCCACCGGCCTGGTGATCCGCCGCACCTGTGCCCCACCGCGGTTGTCGCCATAAAGCTTGACCAGGGCAAACCGCGAGGTCGTGCCGTCGCCGAACCCGAGCAACTGGTCGCCCGAAGTCGGCGTGCCCGTCATCCCGCCCGAGCTGAAATCGGTCGGATCGCGCAGCCGGAACCCCCGCGCCGGCCCGCGCCGCGCCCGAAAGAACGCCAGCAATGTCCCCAGTTCCGCGTCGGACCGGATTCCCGGCCCGATATCGAAGCGGAGCCGTGCATTCTCCCACAGGCTGCTGCGCCGTTCGAAGCCCGATGCAGTCACCGCAACCGTCGTTGAAAATTCCGGCGTCACCGATGTCCCGCTGCCCAGCGCCAGCGGATAGCTCACATCATCGAAAGCGCGCATGTCGTCGTCCCCGGCAAAAGGCAATCTGGTGAATCCATCCCGGCAGACCTGCGGCAGCGCCCAGACGATGGTTTCCCGCCCTCCGCGTGCCAGCGCCTGGTCGATGCCGGCGTCGATCTCCGCCCACAGTCCGGCGCGGGTGGCATCCGGCACGAATCCGGCAAGGTAGTCCTGCCGCCCCGGCGGATAATTGAGCCGTGCATCAAGCACGCGCCGCCCCGCTTCCCGCCGTGCCCGCGCACCCGCGGTCAGCCAGTCGTAGTCCTCGATCTGCAAGGCGTCGTATCCCGGCCAGGCCCAGGCCGTCGGCAGATTGGCACGCCGCGCTTCGGGCATTGCCGGGTCGAGCACGGTCGGCGGGAACACCAGCAGCATGATTTCCGCGGGTTCGGGCGCCACGGCCGTCCGCACCGCCTCACCCAGCGCTGCCGTCGCCTGCGCCAGCACAGTCCCGGCGCGATCGAGCATGGCCAGCTGCTCCGTTGCGAGCGGCGCGCGCAAATCGTCGATTGCCGCCGCCCCGCCGCCCAGCGCCACCTGCGCCGCCGCATCGTAAAGGCAGATGCGCCCGTCCGCCATGACCCACCACCATGGCTCGCCGATCTGGAACCGCACCGCCACTCCAGCAACCGCCATCAGTCCGGCAAACGCCGCCGCCGCCGCGCGCAACCAGGCCATCGCCCCGCCATGGGCCGGCGAAAGCAGCGCCGAAGGCGGGCTCCACCCGGTCCGCGCCGGATCGCTATTGCTGGCTCGCTGCTGCCAGTCACCGGGGCAATGCTGCGCCAGCAGCTCGAACGAGAGCGAGGCGATCGGCGCCAGCCCCACCCGCCCGCATTCGGCAAAGAACGCCCCATGCCAGGCCCGCGCCGGCCCGCACAGCGGGTCACCTCCGCTCCCGGCGAGATAGGCCCCTCCGCTCGGCGCCAGCCGCATGAAGTGGCTCATCCCGCAGTAATGCAGCACGCTCCCGCGATAGCCCAGCCGCCGCAACCCCCGCACCAGCCGCGCCGGGGTCTGGTTGCACTGGTCATCATAGGCAGTGGCGATCGCCAGACCATGTGGCGGCACCGCCACGTCGCCGATCACCAGCATCGCCCGCTCGCCGTCACAGCGGATCGCACTCAGCTCGACCCACCCATCGACCGGCGCTGCCAGCGGCCCGGTCCCCCCGGGCACATAGCCAGGCGGCACCATCGAGATGAACATCCGGTCGATCGCCGCCGGCCACACCGCCTCGCCGTCCGCGACCGTCCACCCGGCCACCAGCGCCGAAAACGGCAGCACAATCTGTGCGTCCTCGCTGCCCCCGTCCGCATAGTTCCACAGCCTGACGAACCAGGTCCGCGCTGCCCCGCCGGCATCCCTCCCGTCGATCGTCAGCGTCGGCCCGTTGACCGCATCCAGCGGGATGATCCCCTGCGAACGCCAGCGAAACGAGAGCGTCGTGCGCGAATAGTCCCGGTCGGTCGCATAGGCGAGCAGCGGGTGGTCCAGCCTGTCCTCGCTTGCCCAGATCACCCCCGCAAGGTCGCCGGACCGTTGAAACGCCACATCCACCCGCAGCAGGTCCGCCGCCGGGGTCACCACCGAAGCCATCATCGGACGGGGAAAATCCACCGTCCAGAAGCGCGGGTCGAACCGCTGAATCCAGTCGCTGTCCTGCCCCTCGCGCCCGCTCGCCAGCCAATATGCCATGTCGTTTCCTCAGGCCTGGGCCAGAGCCCGGCGTACCGCGCTCGCCACCTGCCGGCTCGAACGCTGCAACGCCTGCGCCTGATCGCCCCCGGCGGGCGCATTGACGGTGATCGAAACCCGCACATCCCGCGCCGGCTGCACCGTGCCGCCATTGGCGGCGATCGAGCCGGCCGAGGTCGGCACGAACAGCTCCGGCCCCCGTTCACCGACGACATAGGCCTCCCCCGGCGAAACCGGCCCGCCGGTCGCCCGCCCCGGCAATCCGCCGAGCGATCCCAGTACCGCGCCGATCCCGTCGCCACTCGGCGATCCGAACAGCCCGGAAAACAGCCCCTTCACCGCCTGCCCGGCAATCTCGTCGATCACTTTGATCGCCGTCGCCCGCAAGTCGAGGAACCCGGCATTGCCCTTGCGAATGGCGCCGGTCAGGCTCCCCTCCAGCACCTTGCCGGCCGCGTCGAAGCCGCTCGCCAGCGTCCCGTCCACGGTCCCGCGCATCGCCGCCAGGTCCGAGGCAAACGCCGCGGTTCCGGCGCGAACGTCGATCAGCATGGTTGCGACCGGGTCACCCCCGGTGCCACCTGCGCTCCCTTTGCTGCTGCTACCGGCCATCGTCCCGCTCCATCATCCGCATCAGCTCCTCGCGCCCCAGCGGCGCGGTCCCCTGGCCCTCGTCCCACAGCAGTGCCGCCGCCAGTTCCGCCGGCGTCGCCGCCCAGAACTCCGCCGGCCGCCACCCCAGCAGCCGCGCCGCCATCCCGGCCAGGCGATGCGCCGCCGCACCAAACCGCCCCGCGTCGCTCATCCCCCGCCCTGCAGGATCTGCCGCAACAGCGTCCGCAGCGGCCCGGCACAAGCCGCCAGTCCCGCCTCGACCACAGCGTCCCCCACCGCCCCGCGCGAAACCTCGCCACCGAGGCAATGCCAGAACAAGGCCGCCATCTCGCCCAGCCGCAGTTCCCCCGCCGCCGCCCGTTCGACCAGCGGCATCAGCGGCCCCAGCTCTTCCTCGGCCGCCACCAGTGCCGCAAATGTCGGCCGCAACTGCCGCACCTCTCCGCACACCGGCAGCCCTGCCTCCCCCCGCCATGGGTTCGCGGCCGTCATCCCGCGACCACCGGCCCGGAGCTTTCCAGTTGCACCGTGTACGTGCGCTCGCCGTTGAAATCCCCGGCATATTCCAGCTTCTGCACCAGAAACCGCCCGGTCATCCGCGCCCCGTCCTCGAAACTCAGCTGATAGTCGTCGATCGCGCCGCCCAGCGCATTGTTGCGCATCCGGATCTCCGCCGCGCTGCCCAGGAAAATCCCCGCCGCGCTGACCGAGACCGAACGTGCCCCCGCGCCAGAAAGCAGGTCGCGCCAGCCGCCGCTGTTCTTGCTGGTCACCACCACCAGTTCGCCCGAAACCGTCATCTGAGTCGTCCGCAGCCCGGCCACCGTCTGGTAGGTCGGAGTGGCCGCGCCGTCGGAAATCTTGAGCAGGAATGCCGCGCCTGACTGTGCAGCCATCGTCGTTCTCCAGATGAAAGGGAAAAATCAGTTCGAAATCAGCCGAAACCGGTATTCCAGCAGCACTGCCCGGGTCGCCGCATCGCGCTGCTCGGCCCGCGCCCGCAGAAACCGCACGCTCACCACCGCGAACCCCGCCTGCGCCCGCGGAAAGGCCTCGATCCGCCGCTCGATCGCCGCCACCAGGTCCCCGGCATCGCCGGGCCTGTCCCCCCGGCAATGCAGTTCCAGCGCCACGCGCACCTCGCGCCCGCGCTCGGTCTTGGTCCCCCAGTCGCCGCTCGCACTCGCCACGATCCCCAGCCAGGGCAGGCTCACCCGGCGCGGCGCCTCCTCGACAAACTGCGTGATCGCCGCCGCCAGCCCCGCATCCGCCGTCAGCCAGCCGAGCAACGCCGCGCGCAGTTGAATCTCCATCGCTCAGTCTCCCCCGAAAGTCGGCCACAACAGCCCGGCCCGCCGCCACCGCAACGGCGGCGCCACACTGCGAGCCTGAAGCCGCGCCTCGGCCAGTGCCTTCGCCTTCGCCGCCAGCCGCGCCGCCAGCCTGTCGAACGCCCGCCCCGCGTCGTTCGCAATCACAGCAGCCGCATCCGCCGCCACGGACGCCACAGCGCCACCACGCTCGCCGGCGGCAATCCCAAATCGCTGCCATCGTCCCGCGCCCGATACTGGTGCGCCGCCAGCCGGATCAGCCCGTGCCGGATCGCGTCGGGCAGCGTGTCCCACCCCGCCGCCAGCCCCGCCATGACCTGCACCGCCAGCCGCGCCGCACCCACCGGCGCCACCAGCCGCAACCGCCCGCTGCCATCGGCGCCGATCAGCCAGTCATAGGCCCCGGTGGCCAGCGCCGTGCGCCCGCCATCGGCCGCCACCGCGAAGACCGCCACCAGCCCCGTCACCGGCCGCGTCGCCAGCACATGGCTGTCCATCGTCACCGGCACCATCTCCTCGCAGGTGCACGCCAGCGGCATGACCCTGGTAAAATCCGCGCAGATATCCAGCGCCGCGCGCAAAAGCGCGCCCAGCTGCGCATCGTCCCCGTCCGTCGTCACGCCCAGCCACTGCTTGAGCTCGGCCAGCGCCGCCGGCGGCAACCCCGCCTGGGCCACGATCACCCGCATCATCGGTCTCCGCATCATCAGGAAAGAAGGGGTCCGGCCAGGCAAAGGGGGCCACCCGGCCGGACCCACGGCGGCGGGGTGATCGGCACCCCGCCGCCGCAACCCGCATCAGGTCGAGATCTTGATCAGCTTGATCGCATCGCTGTCGAGCACCTGCCCGCCGATCCGCCGCGTCGCGTAGAAGTTGACGAACGGCTTGTTCGAATAAGGATCGCGCAGGATGCGCGTGCTGACCCGCTCGGCGATCAGATAGCCATTGGCAAAATTGCCGAAGGCGATCGGATAGGCGCCCGCGCCGACATCCGGCATGTCCGCCGCCTCGATCACCGGATAGCCCAGCAAGCGGTCCGCCTGGCCATTGGCCAGCCCCGGCTGCCACAGATAGGCGCCGGTCGTGTCCTTCAGCTTGCGCAACGCCGCCAGCGTGCCCGCATTCATCACCCAGACCGCGCCCTGCCGGTGCGCCGCCTTCAGCGCCATCACCGTGTCGATCAGCTTGAGGTCCGGCGCCGCGTCGAAGCCGGTGGCATTGCCGGAAACGATATGCTGCAACGTCCCGAACGTGCGTGTCGCGTCATTGGTCAGCGCCGTCGGCGCCGCCAGGAACCCCGCCGGCTGGTTGGTGCCGGTGCCCGAAACGAACGCCGCACCCTCGGCGCGGGCAAATTCGCGGGCGATCTCGTCCGCCAGCCATGTCTCGAGGTCGAACGCGGCATCGTCCAGCATCTGCTGGCTGGCCGAGGGGTTGGCATAAAGCTCGCCCATCGGCGGCGCCACCTGGGCGAACTTCGGCGAAGTCGTCTCCGGCCTGAGCCCGGTCTCGGCCACCCAGCCCGAGGTCGTGTTGCCCAGCGAAACCAGCTTGCGATAGTTGGCCGTCCCGGTCTGCACGACCTGGGCGATCTGCCGGATCGGGCTCAGTGCCTTGACCCGGGTGGCGATCATCGCATCGATCTGCGTCGGCACGGCATAGCCGCCATCCGCCGCCGAGCCGATCGACATCGACTTCAGTTCGTTCTCGCGCCCCTGCCGCAGATAGCCATCGACGAAGCCCTTGAGCTCCAGCGAACGGCCCATGTCGCCGCCCTCCAGCGCCGGCCGCCCGCCATGGCGGACCACGCGCTCGAGGCGCGACTTGACCTCTTCGACCTCGGAACGCAGCGCCCCCAGCGCCAGGTCCGCCGCCTCCGCCCGCGCGACCAGGTCGAACGACCGGTCGAGGCCGTCATCGGCCGCATTCCCATTATCCAGATGTTCCATGGGGCTTTCACCTTTCCTCGAAGGCCGCCCCCAGGCGGCCCGCCAAAAAATCGTTTGCATTCAGGCAACAAGATGAACCCGCGCACCGTGCTGCATCGGGTGGGTGACCAGGCTGACCTCGAACAGCTCGATGTCGGTCAGCTCCCGCCCCTCTCGGTCCCGCTCGAACCCCCTGGCGCGATAGCCAAAGCTCAACCCCGTCACCGTCCCGGCTTTGAGCGCGGTCGCAGCCCCGCCGTCCGGATTATCGAGCTGGGCCACGACCCTGAGCCCGCGCAGGTCTTCCTCGGCCTGCTCCACCCAGCCAATCCGCTGGTCCGGCCGATGCTGCCAATAGAGCGGCAACGGCCCTCGCCGTCCGCCCGCGCGCTCCGCCAGCGTCCGGGCAAACGCCCCCCGCCGGATCGTGTCCCGCCCGGAATCCCGCCGGTCGAACAGCGCCGCATAGCCGGCAAACCGCACGGCACCGCTCACCGCAGCGCCTCCATCCCGCCCATCCGCACCGCAATGCCGATCAGCAGCCCCGCCAGCAGCACCCGCACCAGCCAGGCCACCACCGCCTTCCAGGCACTGCGCCGCGCATCTCGCCAGGCATCGAGCAGTCCGCGCAACTCGCGCATGTCCCGGCTGGCGGTCGCATCGTCCAGCCCCATCCGCGCCAGCATCCGGCTCGCCCCCAGCTCGCTTGCCTCCTCGACGATCGCCCGCAGCGTCACCAGGTCGGCCCCCTGGCCCACCTCCTGCGCGATCAGTCGCGCCAGCATCTCCTCCCGCGCACTCATGCCGCACCGTCCATGGCAATGCCCAGCATCGCCCGCTTCTCGGCCGCCGTCAGGAAATCCGCCGCGCTGACCTGCGCCCACAGCGCCTGCCGGTCCTCGGCCAGCGCCGGCACCCGGTCCAGGTCCACGGCCAGCCGCTCGCCCGGCCACCACATCGCCAGCCCCTCGGCGAGCGCCCCCAGCAGCTTCGCCGCCAGCGGCAGCAGCGTCAGCCGCCACAACGCCCGGTTCGCCTCGCGATAATTGGCGTATGTCGAATCCCCCGGCAGCCCCAGCAGCATCGGCGGCACCCCGAACGCCAGCGCGATGTCCCGCGCCGCCGCCGCCTTCAGCGCGGCAAAGTCCATGTCCGCCGGCGTCAGGCTCATCGCCTGCCACTTCAGCCCACCCTCCAGCAGCATCGGCCGCCCGGCATTCCCCGTCCCGGCATAAGCGCCCGCCAGTTCGGTCCGCAGCCGCTCGAACTGGTCGGCGGAAAGGCCGCCGCCATCCTTGGGGTCGAACACCAGCGCGCCGGAAGGCCGCGCCGCGTTCTCCAGCAGCGACCGGTTCCAGGCAGCCGCGGCATTGTGCGTTGCCACCGCCTGTTCCGCCGCCGCCAGGCACCCGGCGCCATAGTGGTCGTTACTCGGGTGAAACCCGCGCACATGGATCACGTTCGGCGTCCCGTCCGCGTCGACCAGCGGAATGGTCATCGCCTGCTGCTCCAGCCGATAGCAGAACCCCGTCGGCCAGCCGTCGCCGCCCAGGATCACTTCGACCCGCTCCGGCCGCAGCGCATAAAGCTCGATCGGCCGCCCCAGCCCGTCCTTCATCACCTGGACAAAGGCATTGCCGTGCAGCAGCAACTGGCCCGCCAGCGTCTCCAGCAGCGCCTGCCCCGCGCTCGTCGCATTGACCAGCCCGGCCAGCGCCGGATCGCACGGCATGAGCGGCGCCCCGCCGATCGAATCCGCCACCAGCCGCACCGCCCGCTGCGCAATCGGATTGTCGAGGTACGCCGCCCGAACCGACCGCGCATAGACGAACGGCCCCCGCTCGCTCCCACCCTGCGCATCGGCATAAAGCCACGGCGAGACCCAGCTTTTTGCCAACGGCACCCGCCCATCCCCGCCCTTGAAGGCGGCAGCAATCGACTGGAAAAGCGACATGACTGCCCTTTCAAAAATTGATCGTCAGCGGCGCCGACGCTTCCGTCCGTCCTGAGCCTGTCGAAGGACCGTTCTTTTCCTCTCCGCAATCTCGGGAGAAGCAGACCCGGTCCAACATCCCGGTTACAAACCGGTGCGTATCCGCGGCTCCGCCCGCCGCCCCAGCAACAGCTCACCAAGCGCCCAGACCGCCGCATCCGCCCGGTCGGGCGATCGCCCCGGCCCTTCGTAGCCCCCGGCCACCATCAGCCCGCAAAGCTGGTCCTCCAGCGCGGGAAAATCCCCGCGATGCCGCACCCGCCCCGCCTCATAGAGCGCCGCCACCGGCTCGGCCCGCGCCGCCTTGCCCTTGTGCGCCCGCACCAGCCGCACCGGCATCGCCACATCGGCGGCGCGCAACACGCTCTCGACCATCGCGCCGCCCTGGTTGGCCTCGGCGATCACCCGGTCCGCCCCCCAGGCCGCCGCCGCATCGGCCACCGCCCGCGCCCACTTTTCCGGGCTCGGCTTCGCCACTGTCGCATCCGCCAGCACCCGTGCGATCCCGTCCTCGCCCAGCGCGCAGACGACGATCCCGCAGGCATCGCCACCCGCCGAAGCCGGCGGGTCGACGCCGATCACCACCCGCGCCCAGGGCCCGCCTCCACCATGATCGCCGCCGCCCGCTTCCCGCACCCGCTCCAGCAGCGCCCGGTTCCACAGCGCCCCCTCGCGGTCCAGAACCAGCTCGCCGTCCAGTTCCTGCCGTGCCAATGCCGATGTCCCGAACGTCCGCCGCACATCCCGCACGAACCGCGCCGGCAGGTGGGACAGATTGTCCTCGGTCCGCCCCCGCGTCACCACCGTCCCGCCATCCTCGGCGTCCTCCAGCAACCGCATGACCAGCGGTACCGCCCGCGGCGTCGTCGTCGCCACCACCTGTGGCCGCTCGCCCAGCCGCAAGCCCAGCAGCAGGTTGTCCCAGCTCTGGCTCGCCCGGTTCCCCGCCAGGTCCCACTTGCCGATCTCGTCGCACCAGGCATGGCTATGCTGCCCACCGCGCAAACTTTCCGGCTCACCGGCGGAATAGATCGTCGCCACCGCGCCATTGTCCCAGCTCAGCCGCCGCAGCGAAGGCTCGAAGCGCGGCCGCCGGTCGGGCGGGCTCACCGCCATGATCCCGCTTTCCCCCTCGATCATCACCGCCCGCACCTCCGCCAGCGAACTGCCCACCAGCGCGATCCGCGCTGCGCCTTCGCCACACGCCTGCTCGCGCACCCATTCCGCCCCGCACCGGGTCTTGCCGAACCCGCGCCCGGCCATCACCAGCCAGATCGTCCACTCGCCCGCCGGCGCCGTCTGGCTCGGGCGCGCCCAAAGCCGCCAGTGCCACCCCAGTTCCTTGCGCTCGTCCTCGTTGAACTGCCCGAGCAGCGCGCGCCGCTCCTCCACCGGGTGGTCCAGCAGAAACGCCAGCGCCGCCTGCAGCGCCCCATCGGCGAAAGCCTCATTCATGCCCGGTCGCAGGCCCGGTTTCAGCCTTGGCCGCAGCCTCGGCCCGCGCCGCCAGCTGCCGCTGCCGCATCCGCTCCAGCTTGGCGTTGATCGCGTCAAGAATCGCCTCGCTGTCCGCCTGGTCGCGCACCGCCCGCGCCCGCACCGTGCTGTCCTTGTGCGCCGCCAGCAGCCGCAGGGCGGTCGCGTTGTCGAACGTCCGCACGCCTTTCTTCGCGCCCGCCGCCGGCTTGACCTCGCCGTCGCGCAGCCGCTGCAACAGCCCCATCTCCAGCAGCTCGTAGCCCTCGCACAGCGCCGCCTGCCACTGCCGATAAAACTCGCCGTCCACCCGCCGCGCCTCGTAAACCACCGAAGTGCAAACCCCCGCCTTGCGCGCCGCCGCACTCACGTTCGAAGTCGCCGCCAGCTCCGCCAGGAACACCCGCCCCCAACGCGCCACGCCGGAAGACCGCCGCGCCTTCGCCGCATGGGCCGGACGTAGGGCAGGCGCGCCGCCGCGCACCCGTGGGGGTTTCGCCAT